ATTCGAACTGCTGAACAACAAACGTACGGCGCTCATCATCAACCCTTTGCGTTGCCAACGCCGGTAACCGCAGCCTGGATTGCCTTGATGGCTTCATCGGCGATCTGCTTGGCCTCATCGATTGCGCCCGCCGCTAGTTTTGCTTTGATCAGCTCTTTCGCCTCAAGGCGCCGCTCGCGGATCTGGTACAGCACCTCCGCGTATTGGGCCGCCTCTGTCAAAATGCTGTCGGCGGCTTCTTGAGGTGTCCGCCCCGTGATCGCCCAAGCGGCAACGGTACGCGGCACGGCGTCTGCAGGGTATCCGGCATCTTTGAAGGCTTGAGCCTCGCCCGCAGCCCGCTCGTATTCGACCGCCCTGAGTGGGTCACCTGCTACGGTCTGCCGCGCCTGGTCAGCGTAGTTATCAATCCGTGCGCACAAGTCAGCGGCAGTTGGTACCGGCTCGCCGTCATGCTCCCACTGGCCTTTCCATTCGCCGGTTTCCCTGATCCGCGTTCCCTTGAATCGCGGATTCCAGCAGGGCTGAGGCAATGGCGCCGCCGTCCAGTGAGCGGCTTCGGCTGGCGCGTCTGCGGCGTAGAGAAACCGGCCATTTTGATCAATGACAAAAATCATGTTGCCCCCTTAAACCGCTTGTACACAGAAACTCAGTTGGCATTCGAACCCGCCCGCGCCGGCCGTTGACCCGGTCGCATAGTCCAAAACAACTTCGCCGCTTGCCTCCACCCGCCATGACAACCAACCAAGCGCAAATGGGCTGGAGGTTGCCCAGTCTCCCGTACCGCACATCCTGATGAGGGGACGAAAGCCTGGCGGAAGCGTGAACATCACCATTGCTCCGGCGCCATTGCTGACCCAGCGTGACGCGTCGATATTGACGTACACGTTGCCGTTGGCCTTCCAGAACCGGGACACGTTTCTGTCCGCGAAACCGTTGATGAACGCCGGCACTTGAATGTTTGGCGCGGAAAAGTTTGCGAAAGCGTTGGCAACAACCTGATTGGTAACGGCGGCGGTGTAAGTGTCGGTAATGCCGTAACCCGCCAATGTCGTAGCCTTGTCGGCCTTCGTGGAAGGGTTGAAATTGCCCGAATACCACAGGTTGCCCATGTTGGAACTGTCCACTTGGGCCATGATGCTGGCGCCGTTCCAACCAATGTGGATGATATTTTGGAGCTGACCGGCTCCTGTGCCCATATGCACAAAAGACGCAAGTGTTTGGCTCTTCGTGTAGGCGTCTGTGATGCCGTAGCCGCCGATTGAATTCGGTTTTCCCGTCTGAATTTTTGACCAGTCTAAAGTTGGGATATCCGCCGCGCTCAGGGTATCGCCGTTAGTAACGATGCCCTTCGCGCTGACGATAACCTTCGTGTAAGCGCCGGCCGGAACGCCCGAATCAGCGAGCGCTACGGAAATGTTGGCGTTCGCTGATCCGTCAAATGACGCGCTGCCGCTCGCCGCGCCGGAGATGGAAATACTGCGTGCTGTCTCAAGCTTTCGGGCCGCTACGGCGGTTCCGTTGATCCCGAGGGCGTCAGTGATTCCGTACCCGCCGAGCGTGGTGGGCTTGCCGGTCTTGATCTTGCTCCAGTCCAGATCCGGGATGTCCAAGCTGACCAACGCGCCGCCGTCTGTCACCAACCCCTTAACGTTGACGGTGACCTTCTGATAGACGCCCGCTTTAACTCCGCTTTCAGCAAGTGTTATGGAAATGTTGGCGTCCGCGCTGCCGTCGAACGTCACGTTGCCAGACGCGGCCCCGCTGATGGACAACTTCCGCGCCGTTGCCAGCCTGGTCGCTTTGAACGCGGCTACGGTGCCGTCAACGAGCGCCTCAAACTTGACCTTGAGCCAGACAGTTCGGCTTGCGAGTGCCTTGGCCGCTTTGTTGGCGATCCCATCAGGGCCACCTAATACAGGGTCGGGCGTCTCAATTTGATAGACGCCATCCGGCCACTCTGGCGGTTCGGGTAGGTTTGCCATTAGTTACTGCTCCCGTGGTTGTATTGACCGTCGTAGTTCGCCAAGCCGTTGTATCGAAGCGGTACAGCCTGGTAATCCAGCTGAACCAAGCGGCAGCGTGTTGGGGCAACGGCGAGAAGAAGGCGGCGCAACATGGCCGCCTGGTCGTTGGTAATAACTCGTTCAAGGAGGGCGACCCGATAGAGCGACCAAACAGGTTCGCCGCCTTGGGCAGGGCTTACGCCTTCATCGATGCGGATTTCCCCAAAGCCCAATAGCCGGAAAACCTCTCTGATTGCCCACGGGTTTCCCTTGAAACGGTGTAGCTCGGCGGCGTTTTTTATGAGGTCGCGCTTTGCATCTACCGATTCGGCGAGTTGCCAGGCCACTTCATCCATCAACGAAAACTGATCGGCGAGGTGCGGCAGGATTGCCGGTTTAACCAGGTCGACCAGGTAGACGAGCATCGAGTTGATATCGATCTCGTCCAGCGACTCTTGGAGCAGCTCACAAAGGGTTGCGAAGCGCTCATCGCTCGCGAGAGCCGGGGGCAACTGTTGGTCAGCCATTAGCCACACCCGCATCGATCAGCTGAATCGTGGAGCAGTTGGCCCAATGGTGCGTTTCGAGCACCGACAGCACGTCAGGGTACTGCAGCTCTGCCCGATAGACGCCGCTCACCTGCAGGAGAGCGGTCAACTGTTCGCGAACGATGTCCCGGCCGAGTCCGGCCCGGCGATCCTGTGCGAAGGCGTATGCGGCTGCATGTGCAGCGGCCAACGCGGCCGCCCGATCCGCTTCCGCGTAGAAAGTGAGATGAGCCTTGATCTGAAACGGCCTCTCAAGCGGGCTGTAAGCGTGCACGGTGTCGCACAGTGGGCGGACTTTTTCGCCGCTGAGGCGGGTTCGAACGCGCTCCAACAGGTCGGCGGTGGGCAAACCTGTATTCGTCAACGGGTAAACCGCTACGTGGCCATCCGGCTGGCCCTCATCGGGGCCATGAACCGCAACATCAGTAATGGATTGATGAACCGCCAAGGCGTGATAGCGGTAGGCGCCCCGGCTGCCGGCATTACTGAACGCTTCAGGCGCAAGAATGATCCGCTCGCGGTAACGGTCGTCTTCTTCATCCTCCGCCCCATTGGCAGATGTCGTAGTGTTTGTGGCGGTCATGCCGGCCGCTGGGGCATTGGCGAGGCTACTGATTTGCCCTGCGGCCCAGCCGTTGCCCAGTACCCCGGCGGTCAAGCAAGTCGCCGTGGCGTTGATATTGGATTGCCCGGCGGGAATGACCACGTCCTGGTCAGTCAGAAATGCGAGTTTGCCGTCCTGAGTGCTGACCTTTGTGCCGGCACGGATCAACAGCGGCTGCTGTACCGCCGCCGGCATGTTGAAGCGCAATACGCACCGGGCCGGAACAGCCAGCAGCCTTGGGGTCGCTACCAGTTCGCCCAGATAGTCCAGAATCGGGCCTCTCGCGTACCTCACCAGGAGCTGCTGGCCGGCGTTTTGAACGGACGCTTCTTGACGCGTCACGGCGTAGGCAATTTGGTCAATGAACAACCTTTCCACCTGAGCGGGATACAGGGTTTTCCCTGACTTCTCCTCATAGCGGGCAATCAACTTGGCCTCCGTTGCTGCGGGGTCTACGTTGATAAAAATAGGTTTAGGCAGCTCGCGCAAAGGGCACCTCCGTCAACTGTGGAACGCCATCGGCTACCCGCCACTGAACGCGCAACGTGATCCGTGGGGCATCGATAAGCACCTCGACCCTCACGACAGAGACGCGGGTTTCCCACCGGCGGATCGCGTCGACCGCTTCGCGTACCAGGTGCGGGGTCACCCGGTTTTCTGGCCAGTCGATATAGAGGTGGAGATCGCTGCCGAACTCGGGCCGGTGCGGGTCGCTGCCCTTCGGCGTTGACAGCACGATATGGATCGCCTGGTCGATATCGCGCAGACCCTCGACAACCTCCCCCGGAGTACCAAGGGAGGGCTGCCAGTGCGCGGCGGTGATGCTGGTATAGGGAATGGGCGTCGTCATGCGCCCATCATGCGAAAGCGGCTCGGCGGCGGCTTTTAATCGAGTTTAAAGAGGATGAGGAAAGTGCGAGCGCAGATAAAAAACCTGTTCTCCGGCTGCAAAGCATCGTAATTTACGCGCCATAACTACAAGGACGTTTGGGGGTGTAAGTGGGAGCTTATCGTCTGCTGTTGGCCGTTCTGGTCGCTGTTTCTCATATGGGCAAGACGTTCATGGGGTTAAACCCCGGCGTGGTTGCCGTGATTTCCTTCTTGATCATCAGCGGCTTTGTAATGACCTCGCTGATCGAGCGTAACTACAAGGCGCCGGAAAAAGTCGGCCTGTTCTACCTGGACAGGGCCTTGCGGCTTTACCCTCAGTTCCTTTTCTACTTCGTCGCCTCCTGCGTGGTGATTTATTTTCTGCTGCCAGGAACGCCTCAAGCGGCCGAATTGACCTTTAGAACTATCGCTTCAAGCCTGCCTATGGTGCCCCTCGGCTTCTACATGTTCGGCGCTGCTGGGGTGGAGATCTTGCCGCCGGCTTGGTCGCTCGGGCTTGAGATGTGCTTCTACCTGGTGATCCCTTTCCTGATCATCTACAGGGCGCGGGGCGTTGCCTTCGCCTTGTCCGCCTCCGTCTTCATGGCCGCGAGCCTTGGCTTCATCAACACCGATCTATACGGCTACCGTTTGCTGCCGGGCGTCCTGTTCATGTTCCTGTGTGGCAGCTACCTTTACAAACCGCAGGCCAAGGGCTTAGCGATCGCTGCGGGCACCGCCGTGGCGGCGGCATTGTTTTTTGTGGCGATCATGGCGGGGTTGATCGAGCGCCGGCCGTTCAACGCAGAGGTCACCGCCGGCATTGCGCTGGGCGTACCCGCCGTGTACTTGCTGACTAAACTCAAGTTTCACCGGGTCGACGAGTTTCTCGGGAACATCAGTTACGGCGTGTTCCTGAATCACTTTGTGGTGATGTACTTCCTGCGCGCCTTTTGGCCGGTTGCCTACGAGGGGCACATCGTTGCGACGGTGCTGGCCCTGTCGCTCCTACTGAGTTGCGTTTCGTACTATTACGTTGAGCGGCCGGCCTTGAAGCTTCGCCATGCACTTCGTGCCGGCGCGAAGTATGAAGTGGGTCAAGTGCGGGGCAACGAAACAACGGTTTAGTGGCTGTGGTGGTTGGAGTTGCCGCCCACGTCCATGATGGTTCCATCCGAAGAGCCATAACTGAGGCGGCGTTTGTCGCGCATGTAGCGATCCATCATCCGCATAAATTCGGCGTAACTGGCCTGCAGCCCCTGATTGATTTGATCCATGCCGGCGCCGGCCGGAACGTTGATTTGCGGGGAAAACGTAAAACTCACTTGCCCGCCGGCTCCGCCGGAGCCGCCCAGTTGGCCACCCCCCGCAGGCGCCATCATCCCGGCTCTGGAAACGTTCATTGGATTGGGCGGCGTCATGTCAACGCTGGTCTGTCCCGCCATACCGAGCGCGGCCTCGCGCACCAGGCCCGCTTGGGAGCTGATACCGATGGCAGCACCCTCGCTGATGTTTGCGCCGTACCCAATGAACACCCGGCTTGGCGACTGAATGCCGAGCTTCTCGGTGAACCAGCCTTGAATTGATGAGCCGATACCGAGAACGCTTTCCTTCAGCGCGCCCGCCATGTTGGTGATGCCATTGACCAGGCCAGTGACGATCATCCCGCCAAACTCGGAAAACTTGCCGGGTAATTCAAACCCGAAGTAGTTCATCACCGCCGCAAAGGCGCGGTAGAACAATCCCACCGGGGAGAAGTTGAGCAGCGTTTGCGCGATGCCAGAGATGCCGCCGCTGAAGCCTTCTTTAATCTCCGCCCACAAGCCGCTGACAAAGGTCTTGATCGGCCCCCAGTAGCGGTAAATCAGGAATGCTGCGACAGCGATGCCGGTGATAGCCAAGCCGATAGGGTTCATCAGCAAGGCCCGGCCGATCCACAAGACAGCCTGCCCGACAAGGCGCAAGCCTGTGAGCAGTTGGCCGCCTAACACTTTGCCCAGCATCACGCCGCCACGGGCTAGCCATGCGGCGCCTCTGCCCGCCGCAGTGAGCGCCGAGCGGAGGTCATTCAGAGCGGCCCGGCCAAGCCAACTTGCACCACGGGCGACAGCTCCGATGCCCGAACGCACATCGTTCATTAGGGCGCGGCCGAACCAACTGGCGGCGCGTCCTGCGGTGCGCATTCCTTGTGCGCCTTTGCCGAGGCCGTTGACCAGCGGGGCAAACTTGCCGCCGTGCCACGCTGCCTGCAGGAGCGTCCACTTGGACGACATCGATGTCATGGCGGTCTTCATGGCCACGAATGGCGACAACACCAGGTTGGCACCATAGGCCACGCCGATGAATGCCATCTTGCCAACCAACAGGCCGCCGACCAGGCCAACGATACCCTTGATCAACTCGGGGTTCTCTCCGGCCCACGTGGAGAAAGATCGCATCAGCGGAACAACCGCTCGGCTCACTTCCACGATGGCCGGCAGCAGTGCGTTGCCGACTGAAATGCCGATGTCTGTCAAGTTGATACGCAGTTCCTTGAGCTGCTCTTTGGAGCTGCCCATGCGCTTGGCCCAGTCCTGATCGAGCACGCCTTTATCGGCTGCGTCCTTACTGCCAGTTTTAATCTCGCCGAGACCCTTCTGGTTGGCCAGCGCGGGCCGAATAAAGGATAGAACCTGCTGATCGGCGAACAACTCGCCGAGCTTGTAGGCTTCGTCAAGCCGCGCTAAAGCAGTTTCACGCTCCTTCTGATCCTTGATGTCAAGAGCCTTACTGTATTCCGCTGCGGCGGCCGGACCTTTGGTGCCTAAGTGCTTGGTCAGGATCTTTATCATGGACTCAGCGGGAGAAAGCCCCTCGCTGACCAGGTTTTTCATGCTGCCTTTAAGATCGATGCCGGCCTTTTCAAATGCCTTAATTGTGTCGGGTGCGGTGATCTTTGAAAGGAAGTTTTTGAAGTTGTTGGCCGCCTCATCATTGGTGCCGGCGCCACGGCGGGCTATCTGCAAAGACGCGCCAATTTCAGCAACCGCCCGCTCCCCGGTAATGCCCAGGGCTGCGAATTGAGGCGTCAATTGCGGCAGCCACTTCGCCATATCAGCGAGTTCGAACTGGCCGCTTTTACCTGCGAACGCCAGCATGTTCATTGACCGTTCAAGGCCCGCAGCGCCAATACCCAGGTTGTCATTAAGCGCGATGGCCACCGACCCAAGATCATCCATGCTGGCGCGGGTGGCTGTCGCCGTTTTGGCCATGACCGGGGCATAGGCGGCCAGCTCTTTCGCGCTGGAAATGCCGCCGGCGATCAAGACGCCGGTACCCTTGGCCACATCGGTCTGGGTCTGGTTCCATTTGACAGCTGCGCCACGCATGACGTCGCTGAGGCGGGTTTCTTCCGCCTCGTCGAAGCCTCCAGTGATGGCGATATCGCGGGTTTGATCTTGAAAGTCGATGGCGGTTTTCATCGACTGAACAATGGGGGCGCCGAGAACAGCAGCGGTACCGCCCACTTCCATCGCCTGGCCGCGTAGCTCGCCACGCTTGGTCTTGAGAGTTTCACCACGGGCGATGCTGGCGGTAAGGCGGTCTTGCTTGACCTTGAGTTGGTCTATTGAGCGGCCAACCAGGTCATATTGCCGGCGCAGCCGTTCAACCCCCGTTCCACCCCGCGCAAGGGCGGCGGACAGTTCGGTGCCTATAAGTTTTTGCTTTGCGGTAAGGCCATCGGTGGCGCGGCCGAGTTGTTGTATGGTCGATTTGGCCGAGCCGAAAGCGGCGCTGAGGCTGCCGGAAACGACGGCGCCGATCTTTAGTCCAACCAGTACTTCGTTAGCCATAAAGTTTGCTACGCTATGGGCATGTTTGAAAAAGCCGCTCTACGCACCGCCAATATTCTGTATGCACTGGCCATCGGCGCCGGTGTGCTCTGGCTCGCCTGGCTTTGCCTGGCTCACCTGCCGTTGTGGGCAGCGGTCGTCGTGTTCTGCATCGGTTTGCCATTGCTAGCTTCGGTAGCCGCCCCTATCGCAGCGGGCGGCGCTTGGCTGGCGGGAATGGTGGTTGGCCTCGCTGCGGTTATTGGCCGTTCGCTTTATCGGCGAGTTCGATCCGCCGGTTGATCTCACGCCTGCAGGTCTCCACCCAACGCCAATACTCCACCATGTCCAGCCGCCTGATTTCAGACGGCTGGAGCCTCAGCACCAGTAGCAGCGCCTCGTCCCAAGACTCCAGCAAGGTCTCTTCCGCCAGCCATTTCCCGCAACACCTCGGTGGCTAACTTCGAATCGGAAATATCGAACTCGCTGAGATCTTCCAGGGTAACGCCCAGCATCTTCGCAATGAGCATGTCTTCCATCGCACCTTCATCTTTCGTTACAGATTGAGCCGCGCTTATGTCTTTGCGCTTAAGGCGCTTGATCGGCAGCTTTTTGATCGTGCTGCCATCGCCGCCTTTGAAGGGAAACTTGAGGGTGAAGCTGAGTTCGTCGGCCATCTTTGATGCTCCAGGAAGGGTTGCTCGTTGAGAGCCCTGAGCATCTCACCCGGACGAGGTGATGACTTTTAATCGAGTTTAAAGAGAAGCCCCGCACTGGGCGGGGCTTCGAATTTTCTACTTGCCGAAGGCGATGAATCACCGGTGACTTGGATGGATTCGTGACCGCACAACTGCCTGTAACTGGTCGAGCGTCAGCTCGTACGAGTATGGTTCGCGTTGGTTTGCCAACTCTTCAAGCATGCGCTCATAAAGACCTGTTGTAGGCATGTGCGAATTTTTGATCCTACCCTTGAAGTGCGCCCACTTGTCGAGATCCTCGGTGAGGATACGTGCAATTGAAAGCAGCTCGCTTTCATTGTTTCCGTCAAAACCTGGGAATACCACATCGCCTGCGTTGAAATCCAACTGAGCGCGTTCCGCCTCTGTCAGGTCGGCATAGCTGAGTTCAAGGAGTTGCCATAGATCCAATACATCCATGACATATTTGACATTCGGCGGAGTCTCCTCGTTAAGGAACATGCTTGGGTAAGCATGCGCCAACGCCCATCCGTCTCCATCACAAATCATGCGCTGGACAAAGTCTGCATCAACAGAATCCTTAATGTTGAGCGCTTTATGAATGTCAGTGAGAAGCGTGAAAAGCAGCTGATCTTTTCCGGAAAATTCCATCTTTTCATCCTTAAAATTACGCGGCATCAGATTGCCGCAACACATCCTATTTATGAACGCTATCAACCACAACGAAAAATCCCGAACCAATGACCGAACGCGGATCACCTTATCCGTTGATTGAGAGGTTTTGGTTCCAAGGTCTGCGGTGAGAACCAAGAAAGACGCCGCTTTCCCGTTCGGGTTAAGCGGCGTTTTTCCTAAGGGAGCAGCATTGCGTTATCTATCGGCGCTCCTTGTTTCGCTTTTCAAGCCTGCCCGATGTTCTGCCTGTACTTCGACAGCTGATCCTGTCCGCCAACCTTAAAGATGTTGGCCAGCCAATCTAGCAGCACGATTTCCTGCCCATTCAGAACCTGGCGCACATACGTTGCCGAGAACGGAGTTTCGTATTTGGTCGGATCTCTCGGTTTGTGGCTCCCGAGTTGATACTCCTTGCCTGTGATGGTCATCGTGGTGACCAGCGGCAACTCCTCAACCAGGCCGGCGCTGTTGAACACTTGGACGTTGTTACGGCACTGCAACTGGACGCTTTTAAATGGCGTCACCAGTTTGCTGGCGGCCTCGTAGTACAGGCTGTTCCAGACGAATTTCCCCTCCAGTTTGTCGATGCCGTCTGGCAGTTCGATCAGGCCAACCATACCCAGTCCTTGAAAATCGCTGGTCACGGTTTTGATGGAACCCAAGTCGACCTCTTCCAGCTTGCCAAAGAAGCTGGCGCCGTCGAGGTAGACGTTGGCGTTTGAAATTCGGTGAGCGCTGAAGCCGGCCATTACTGTGCCCCCAGATTGACCAGGTATTCCCCGGTGATTTCGGTTTCAAAGGTGCCGCGTTCGAACGGCAGCGGAATGCCTAGCTTGTAACTGAATAGCACATGGCCCAGTTCCAGCTCGGTCTGTGGGTTGCGCGCTGGGTCGTACCAGCATTCACCACCGAGCAACGCTTCGTCGCCGATCAGTTTCCGAATCAACAGATTGACGCTTTCGGTGATGCTGGTGATAAGCGAAGTATTCACGGGCTGGTCGACGAACTGGAGCGAGCTGAAGCGAATCGATTCGTCGATAACGTCCTTGGTGCGCCGGACGTTTTCGAAGTTGCGCATGTGGGTCACGGTTGGCCAGGCCGCCGTCCGGTTGCCCCACAAGCGCAGACCGGTGCCGAAAGAGTTGAAGACCGTGGTAATGCCGTTCTCGTTCAGCAGGTTGACGTCGCTGGATGGGTCGTCGATCCGGGCGCTGAGCGGGCGTTCCAATCCGATCACGCCGATCAGTTCCTGGTTGGAGCTGCTCCACCAGTAACCTTTGTCGTTATCGACCTTGGCCCGTAAGCCAGCGGCGCGGATAGACAACGGTTGCAGGCGCTCGCCGTTAGTTGCCGCGTCGTAAACCTTCACATGCGGATAACACAACCGTACGCGGTCGCTGCTGGTGTTGAAGTTGATATCACCGGCCGGCCCGCGCCCCTCGATGACTTGTTGAACAGTGGTGCCGATTGGGGCGTCGATGTACGCAACGCCGCCCACTTGGATTGCCGAGGCAGCCAAGTCCACGCTTACCGAATTGAGGGTGCTGAATCCAGGCGCGATGAAGATTTTCCCGAAGAAGCCCAGCAGGTTGTAGCTGTCCTTAAATGCTTTCAAGCCCGTACGTTTTCCGGCAATGGTGACGCCGCCAATGATATCGGCCGGCGTGACTTTGCTGGGGTCGGCGTAGGCGTAATCTGCTTTCAACGCGCCATTCACAGGAATGGTGCCGGTTGCCAGGCGCTTCACGCGGCCGGTCAGCATATCCACGGTGTAGTCGGTGTCTTTGACGTAGGTTATTGCGCCTTCGGGCGCCTTGAGGGCTAACGTTTGGAGTGCGCCGTGCCCCAGCTGCAGCAGGTCGTTGTCGTTGAATGCGCGCTCCTGCCCGGACAGGCTGGTGCGGTGAACCGCCGGATCGAGGACGTTGATGACCATCACTGTGCCGGCGCCGAAGTCGTAGATGCCGTCTAGCGCTTCAGGGATGCTAAAGCCCGGCAGGTGGGAGCCGAACTGCGCGCCGTCGATTTCGTTGAGCGATAAGGTCAGCTTGTTGACCGGCCCGATAGGCGCGGTACCGACCAAGGCAATGACTGCCGATTTGACGACCTTAATCGGGCGCGCACCGCGCTCGACCTCGGTAGTCTCAATACCGTGCAGATAATTAGCTGGCATGGGGTTGCTCCTTTTCGACTTTCTGAGGCGCCAAAGCGGCCTTGCCGGCCCGCTTCGATTCAAGTGGTAGCGGCTCCAGGTGCTTCAGTTCCAGCAGAACCAAGGTGTATTCGTGCTCGGGCGGCAGCTCGACCGGCGTACCCGGCGACATTTGCACATCCAACAGCTCGCGGCTTTCACCAACCCGCAGGGTGGCGGCACTTGGAGGGCCGTTGTAGAGATAACGGGACAGTTCCATCAGGACTCCTCGAATTGGGAAACAGTCAAAAGCGGCCCGCTTTCGGGAGCCACAATTTGTAATTGCGTGGAGCGAGTCGCGAAGTCTTGGGCGTACTGCCAAACGCCGTTCATGTGGCCGATAAACTGCTCTGAGATTGGGCGGCAGGCTTGGTCACAGTGCGGCGGATACCAGCCGGTCAGGCATGCGCGGATGCGGTCGAGGTACCCAATAACTCCGTCCTTGCCGTTGAGTTGGCGAAAGATCAACGTCAGCCGCAACGTCATGTTCCGCGCTTGAAATACAGCATCCGTACTTTCCGACCCGCCAAAGGACGATTTGCCGTAGGCCAGCAAGATCGACCCTCTCGGATGATTGAGGCGGTACTGAACCGGGTTCTCAGGAAACAGCTCGACCATCAGCTCTTCGCTGAATGCGCCCTTTAGACGATCCTGCAGAGCGGTCATCAATTGCTCGGTTTGAGTTTTGGGCGGCGCCTCGCTCATCAGTAGCGCCCCCAAGTGTCCGCGTCGAACTGTTGCTTGCGCACGCGGACGCGAACCTCGCCCGGCTCCGGCGCGGCGTGGCCCGTGGGCATGCCCAGAGTGACCACGCCGTCGCGGATGCTTTCCAGCAGCTTGATGGTGTCCTTGCGGCTGTCCTTCACCGCATCGGGCAACGCGCCCTCGGGGCGACGCTGATACAACCAGTGCCGCGCCAGATACACCACCGCATCCCGCAGCACGGTCGGCACCGGATCGAGCGGCAGGTTGTAGCGGCCCCGCAGGTAGCCGTCCACCAGCTCTTCCGCCTGCCGCACGCCGTCCTCAATCACGCTTTCGTTGGGCAGCGCGGCGGCCGGGTCATCGTTGGAGAGCTGAATCAGCGTCATCTCCGGGATGGCGTTGCCGATATCGGCGCGGGTGCAATAGCGCATGGGTTAGCCCGCCTTCAGCTCGACCAGGGCTTCAGGGAACAGGCACATGGCCAACGGGTTCGCCTGGGCTTCCAGATCCCAGCCTTTGCCCAATTTGCGTTCTTCGGCCTTGCTGTAGAACGGCTGGCCAATGGTGTTGACGGTTTCGTTGTAGTTGGCCGGAGCGTTGAACATACGGAACACCCCACGGGCCATCGGGAACACCTGAGCGATGTCGGACGGAATGAAACGCTGCCCGCTGACGGTGACGTCGTACTCGATGAACTCAATGCCGCCGAAGGTGAAGCCCGAGCGCACATCGCCGCCAAGGCGATCCTGCGCCTCCTGGTAGTTGGCAAATGCGGCTTTGACCTTTTCATGGTCGATCATCGCGTCGAACCAATCCGGCCCGCACAGGGCGCGGAAGCCCGTGACCATCACGCCGCCGAGTTTGGATTCAGAAAAGCGCTTGGCGTCGAGGCAGGCCTTGCGCACGTTGGTGCTGGCATTGCTCAGCGCCACCGTAATTTTCTTCTGGCTGACTTCGAATTCTTTGAAAAGGTCGCTGATGACTTCGCCGTCCGCGTCCAGCAGCTTGCCGCGAAGCGCGCCCACACGCTGGAATTCACGGGTAGCCTCGATGCTGTTTTTCAACTCCTGCAGGTTGTCGTTGATCACGGTTGCCACGGGCGCCGTTGCGTCTTCCTGGCCGAACGCGGCAACGCCTTGCAATTGGCTCGGCAGAATCGGTCGGTTGAGCGGCAAATGCAGCGTTTCGAAGGTGCGGCGCTTGCGTTTGCTGCCCTTCATCGGCGCCGGGTCGTCATTGCGGGAGGTGTTTGGCACAAGTACCAGGCGGCCTTCGCGCTCATCGATAACCACACTGGTGCTGGTTACGCCTTTTTCGTCAAACAGCCCCATGGCGCCGACTTTGCCGGGAATTGCGGGGAGCTTGTTCACGGCGGCGGTGAGGTTGGCAACGCTGAACATGTCTTGCAGATTCATGGAGTACTCCAGATCAGAGGGCCGCACGGGCGACGATGCCCAGGGCGGTGAGTTCGTCGAGGGCGGTGGCCTTCTGCGCTTCGGTAATCCCTTCCGGCCAAGCCAGTTCGGCAAGATCGAGAACGGCGCCGCGAGAGACCACCACGCCCGGCTGGTCGCCGGCAGTTGCGTCCACGGTTTCAATCAAAACCGCCGCCGATTTTTTGGCTGCTCCGGTTCCGGCGAGGTCGACCACCTGGTACTTGCCGGAAACTTTCGCCAGCACCTGGCCGAACGCGTAATGCACTCCGCCCAGCAGCGTGACCTTGTCCTTCGTCCAGCCGGGGCAGACTTCAACCAGCAACAAGTCGCCCGGATCTTTCGGTTGGTTAAACGTGGCCATGGGGCCTCCTATCGTTTATTGCGGGCTTCGGCGTCGGCCAGCAGTGGGTTGGTGGTTTCAGGAACGGTTTTACCGGCGCGCGCCTTGGTGGCGATCTCGGCGAAGCTGACGCCGCCGGCCAGGTCGGCGAAGATCGCCTTTAAACCGTCACTCAGCGGCTCGCGGGCATCCTCTTCGCCGAACTCCAGCGGGGTTTCGCTAGAATCGGCGTAGTCCAGTGCCGCGATTACGGCCGGGGCGTGAACCGGTTTCATACCGGCCGCCACCAGTTTCTCGGCGAACTCAACGTTCGCCCCGTGAATGGCGTCATGCGCGGCGGTACGGGCGTCCTTGTCGCGCTTGGCGATGTCGGCCTTCAGACGTTTGTTTTCTGCCTCAAGGGCGGCAGGGTCTTTGTCGGACATGCTGGATACCTCAGTGGGACGGGACTGTTCAGAGAAAGCGGGTTGATTAACCGACTCAGGCTGTCGGGCGATTTCGGAGAGGCTGTCGATGGCCCACGACGGAGCCACCTGGTCGGCGGTTTCTTTGTCGAACTTGCCGATGAGCCATTCGCGGAACCTGCGCCACATGTCTGAGTTGAGTTCGTGGCCGTAGTCGCCGAACTCGACGACGCCTTCTTCGCCGTCCGCCAGTTCGATGGGACGAAGGCCTTTTACTGATGGCGGCTGGGCGCCGAGGAAGCCGACGTGGCGCAGGTAGTAAACGCCCGGCACGGGGTTGTTGGCGGCATCGGGGTGATAGAACGAGGCGGAAATTTTCTTGAAGCGGCCCTTGTCCACCAGCTCGGCAAACGCTGGGTCCACCTGTTGTGGTTCCGCGATCAG